ACGGGAACGCGAGCGTCACCTCGGAGAGTCCGCCGAAGTCGCGCGCGTAGGCGCTGTGCACGATCATCCGATCACCTCCACCCGGCACGCGCGCACAGGGGCGCGGAGGTCGAACTGCCGCATAACCCCCGTACCGATCTCGACCCCCCAACGGCCCGCCCTCACGAGCGGGTACGCGAGGCCGGGAGCGCGGAACAACGCACCGTTCGGGAGATCGGCAAGGGTGTCAGGGTAGGTGTCGGTCTGCGTGTCGGTCTGCATCATCGGTACTCGGAGAGGTCCACAGGGGTGAGAGAGCCCCACGCCTTGCCGCGCTCGCAGTCGGCCACGATCGGCACCTCGCCCACGTCGAAGTCGGTCATGATCATGGCCACCGCGCGGATCGCCTCGTCCACGTAGGCATCCCGCACCTCCAGCACGAGCGAGTCGTGAACCGTCAGCACGAGCCGCGCGTCCACGTAGTCGCCTTCGATCCACTCGACGATCCGCACGATCGAGCGCAGACAGAAGTCGCTCGCCGTCCCCTGGACCGGGGTGTTCCACGCGCTGCGCGTGTGCGTCCCGTGGTCGGGGTGCTGCGGATCGCTCGCGGCGTAGAGCAGCCGCCGACGCGCCGGGAGCCCGCGCCAGTAGGAGCGCGCGTACCCGTCTCGCACCGCCGCCTTGCGCTGCTCCTCGATCCAGGCCGCGAGGCGACGGAGGCGTCCGAACACCGCCTCGCGCATCTGCGCCGCCTGTGCCGAGGTCGCGTTCGTGCGCTTTGCGAGCATGTCGTCGCCCATCCCGTAGAGGAGCCCGAAGTTCACGATCTTCGCGGCGCGCCGGATCTCGCTCATCCGCTGCCGCTCCTCCGGCGTCTCGCACTCGGAGGGCGGGCGCCAGTCCACCCCGTACGCGGGCCGGGCGATCATCGCCGCCGTCTCACCGTGGTAGTCGCGACCCTCGCGGTAGATCCGCACCATCTCCGGGTCGCCGGAGAGCACCGCAGCCACCCGTAGCTCGATCTGCGAGTAGTCGAACTGGAGCAACGTGTATCCCGACGCAGCCCCGAACACCCCCTTGACCGTCTTTGCGAGCGGCCCCGAGGAGGGGATCGTCTGTAGGTTCGGTGCGGCACAGGATGCGCGCCCTGTAGCGGTCCCCGCGATGCGGAACGATGGGTGGATCCGCCCCGCGCGAATGTAGCGCCGCATCCCGTCCACGTACGTACCCTGAATCTTGTCTACCTCGCGCAGATCGAGCAGCTCGCGCGGGATCCAGTGAGTCTCCGCGAGCGCTTCGAGCACCTCCGCGTCCACCGATGGCGACCCCTTCGGCGTCCGCTTGATCGGCGTCAGCCCGAGGTCGCCGAACAGCACCTTGGCGACCGAGGCGGGCGAGCGGGGGTTCAGGTCGGGGTAGTCGGTGAATGAGAGCAGGATCTCCGCGACCCTCCCCCGGACGTGCTCGTCGAGCGTATCCATCGCGTCCACGTCCACCCCGAGCCCCCACGACTCCATCCGGGCGAAGGCGTGCGCGGCAGGGCGCACCACCTCGCCCCATAGCCGTCGCATCCCCTCGTCCTCCCCCGCGAGCCGCCGAAGGTCTAGATCGTAGAGCAGGAGCGTCGTCGCGACGTCGCCGGCGCAGTAGCGCACGATCGTCTCTCGGTCGGCGAGCGCGTAGGCGAACGCCTCGGGCTCCGCATCGGAGAGGGCCGCCGCGCGTAGGTCTGCGTCCCCGAATATTGCGGCCGCGATCTCCTCCCGCGAGCGGGCCGCCTGCGCGAACAGCCCTCCGCCATGACCCTTCGCCTCCTCCGTCGCGAGGAGCCGACGGGCGCGACGGATCTCCCGCACCGCCCCCTCGACCGCCGCCTTCCCCTCGTCTTTCGTCTCCGCGCGCCCGACCCGCGGCGCGTGCGAGGCGAGGCTCCCCGGAGCGTCCACGTCGAGCAGCTTCGCAAGCAGCATCGCGTCCGCCGTCGGGTAGACGCGCTCGATCCCGAGGTCGTACGCGAGCGCCTGCGCGTCGAACTTGACGTTCCATCCGATCTTCTCGACCCGAGGATCCTCCATGACCTCGCGGAGCCACTCGCGCGCGGAGGGGTCGCGATCTAGATCGACGACCCATACCACGCGCGGATCGACGGATAGGCCCACCACCGCGACGCGGTGCCCCTCCGTGTGCATCGGCGCGAACGTCTCGACATCGACGCACACCCGCCCCGCCGCCCGGCATGAGTCGATCACCATGCGCGGGTCGGGCCGAGCGTGCACCTCGGGCGCGACCGGGACGCCCAGCTCCGCGACCTCGATCGCCCGCGAGACGTACCAGGGGATCGCGCGGAGCACGTGCGACGTGCCTCCAGGGCTGCGCGCCGGCGGGCTCGGTATCGCCAGCACCGTAGATGCCCCGCTGCCAGCCCCCCGCGCCAATGTCCCCGGCATCACCCCGTCCACCGCGGGAGCGAGCAGCACGTCGGAGCCCGTCGGGTACTCCGTGTGCGGCACGTACTCCCACCCCGGCGGGCACGCCCGCGCGATCACAGGCTCGACCCGAGAAATCGCTCCGCGCGTCCACTTCCCATCGAGCGCGATCCTGCGTGTCGTCATGCTCGCCCTCTCGCGTGAGCGCAGGCGATCTGGACTACCTGCGAGGGGTCTATACCCTCGCGCACACCCTTTGCTTCGACGTACCGCGCGATCCGCTGCTCCAGAGTCAGCGCCCCCGCGGAGCGCACCACCTCAGCCGCCGAGGTCGATCGGTCGCGCGCCTCCTCCGCAATCTCCGCCGCCCACACCGGAGCGACTCGGACGAAAGGGGCAAGTAGACCGATCTTCTCGATCGCCGCCGAGATCGCAAGCACCGCCGCCCGCTCCTCCTCGGAACGCACCCGTACCCGGTAGTGATCGACCGCGTGATCGGGCATCCGCTCCACGCCCTCCGCTGGCGACTGCGCGATCAAGATCCGCTCCGTAAGCAGCGCAATCCCCTCCTCCGCGTCGAGCATTTGGTACGTGGGGTGCCGAGCCCGAAGCGACCGCACCTCCCGCGTCACGGTGTCGTAGAGCAGGATCCGCCCGTACGCACCCTGCGGGCCGGGGTTATCGAAGCCGGTCGGGCACAAGGCGCCGATCTGGTACGCCCGATGCTCGAGGTCGTCGAGAAAGTCGCGCTCCCCGTGCCAGTTGCCGAGGAACGCCGCCGAGATCCCGCACCGCCGCTGGATCGCGAGCAGCTCCGAGGCCGAGATTACGTCGCGACCCTCCCGCATGTACGCGGGCGCGTCGTCCGCCGCGATCCCCAAGTGAGAGATGAGGATCCGCTCGGGGATACCTCCCTTGCTCGCCGGGAGTCGCAGAACTTTGAGCTTGATCTCCAGCCAGTCCCCCCCGAGCGCGCTGTGCGGCTCATAGGGCACCGATAGCGCCTCGCACGCCCCCTCCGCGAGCGAGTACCTGCCGAGCCCGATGTACCGCACATCGCCTGCGCCCCCCATGGGCCCGATCCCCGCACTCTCCCCGGAGTACGGGAACGCCATGAGCGCGTGGCGCCACTTGTCCTCGACGTCGTGATTACCCGCCATGAGATAGACCGGGCACCCCGCCTCGATCCGAGCCGCCGCGGCGAAGTTCCCCACCTGCCAGGGCGCAGGGCAAGGCGTATCGAATACGTCCCCCGCTACCACCATCGCGTCCGCGCCCGCATCGTTCGCGAGTTTGAGCGCCTCTCGCCACGTCCCAAGCACGAGCCGCTCGCGATCGTCGCGAGCAGGCCGACCCGCACGCCCCGCGGGGAGGTGCAGGTCGGCCGTGATCGCCAGGAGCATCAGAACGGAAGCTCCTCGTCCTCCGCGCCCGCGTAGTCCATCGCGCTCCGGGGGCGCACCGTCTCCCGCGCGGGAGGGAGCACCGCCATCGCGGGAGCGTCCTCGCGCGATCCGCCGAGCTTCGCGGCGAGCGCCTCGGGAGTCGGGGGCGTCATGTAGGGCGCGAGGTCGGGCTGCCCCTCGATGATCGCGACCGCAGCGTCATCGTCAGGGTGCAGCGGGCTCGGAGCGCGGTCGAGGTAGGCGTCGTAGGTCGTGTTCTTTTGCCCGCTGCCGGTGCGCTTGATCAAGAGGTCGTACCCCGCCGCCGTCGGGTCGGTGTAGTCCGCGCCCACGTCCTCGTCCGCCCGGAGCGCGAGGAGCTTCTCGTACATGGTCTTACCCTTCGGCGCGCCCATCGGCGCGCCGAACTCCCACACCTTCACGAGCCCGTCCTCGCGGTCGAGCACCGTGACGAGGATCCGCTTCTTCGCGGTCATCTGCCACGACTGGTCCTGGTCGTCCTTGTGCGGGCTGCGCTTGAGCGCGGCAGCCTCGGCGCATGCCGGGCAGTGCTGCCCCCCGTGGGCGCGAGGGCAGGCGAAGGCGACGAACTGCCCCGTCGCCGGGTCGGTGTATGCGTGCTTCCAGACGATGCGGAACGGCGAGCCCCCCGCGGGGTTCGGGAGGATGCGGATCCGCTTCTTGCTGTCCGGCGGGAACTTGAGCCACTCCGCGCGGGGTCCGCCCTGCGCGTCCGCCTCGGCGGCGGCGTCTTCGGAAGTCCAGGATCGGTACTGTGCGAGCTTCGACATGGTGTGGTGCTACGTGCTTTCGGTGAGGGATGGATCGGTCAGAGGGGAGCGGGGCGAGGCTCCAAGATCGTCGGGTCCGCCCGCATTTCGGATCGGACCATCGCCCCGAGGGAGATCAGCATCTCGCGCTTCGCGCGAATCGCGTCGAGGTACCCGCCGAGCCGCACCTTCGCCTCCTCGGCGTCGATCTGTGCAGCGCGCGCGGCGAGGTACGTTTTGTGTCGCGTTACGTTGGCATCGACCATCGACTCAGTGGTCTTCTTGCCCGCGTCCTCCAGGCGCTCCCGGACCGCGATCCGAAGCTCCGCCTCGATGCGCTCCGCTTCGAGCTTTGATCGCGTGTGCGCCCCGTACGCGACGGCGTACTGTTCGTTCCAGTAGGCGAGGTCGGCGGCGACCCGCATGAACTCCCCCTGGAGGTCGTGGCGGTCGATCTGGACGCACTCGCGCGCGTACTCGTCGAGGGAGGTGTCGTGTAGCGGCGTCATCCGGTGTACCCCAGGGAGATCGCGATCCGCTCCGCGCGGGCAGCGAGGTTCGTCACCCCCGCGAGCATCGGGTAGCTCGCGCGGTGCTGCTCAATCCAGGCGACGATCTCCGTCGGCGCTACGTACCCCGCCGCGGCGAGCGTCGCCACGAACTCCCGGAGCGTCGTCGCCTTGCCAAGCAGCTCCTCCAGCGTCGGCGCGGAAGCGAGCGCGGGCGACTCCTCCCCCGGCGCACCCTCGACCCGCTCTCGCGTGTCGGTGCAGCCGTCGAGCCCCTCCTCGTCGATCGGGGGCGAGGCGGGCTCGGGAGCAGGAGCCTTCCGCGGAGGCGGGAGCTTGCGCGCCTTCGACGCTTTGGTGGCGGGCGGAGGCTCGGGAGGTGGCGCCTCCTCGGTATCCGGCGTGCCCGAGGCGTCCACCACGTACGCGCCGTGAGGGGTCGCGATCACGGTCCCGCCGATCTCGCGGGCCAAGTCCTCCATCTCAGCGCGGGCAGCGGAGACGGTACCCTCGGGGCGCGTCGCGCTCGCAAGCGGGTCGGGAGCGATTGGGAGCGTGCGCGCGTGCCCGTCTCGGAGCGCGTCGATTAGGAGGTCGATCACGCGGCAGCCCTCCACGGGGTCGCGCACCGCGATCGAGAGTCGGAGCGTCCCGTGCTTGTATTCGTATTCGAGAATTGTCGGTCGGGTCATGGTGCCTTCGGTAGTGCGAGTCTGTGCACCCGGTCTATACCCCCGCGGCGCGGATTTCCGCGCTCCCGTACGCGAGCGAGACGCGCGCGGCGTCCGCGAGCACTTCGGGGGCGATCTGCCCCGGATCGATCGCTGGCGGGAGCCGGATGTAGCACGCCTGCGCGCCCCGGAGCGTCAGCGCCGCGGCGAGGGCCGCACTCTCCTCCCATGCGTCGCCGTCGAGCGCGACCACGATCGGGCGCCCGATCCGGGCGAGGAGATCGACCTGCGAGGGCGAGGGCTTCCCGAGCAGCGCCAACGCGTGCGGGAGGTACCTCACCGCGTCCCACACCCCCTCGACCACGAGGAGCGGCTCGTCGCCTCCCCACTCCGCCGGGATGTTCCAGAGCGTCGCCTCGCGCGCCTGGAGGTAGGCGTTCCGATACTTCGGGCCGCGATCGCCCACCACGCGGCGCGCGGAGTACCCGATCCACTCCCCGGCCGCGTCGAGCACCGGGATCACGATCCGCCCCGCGAGCCTCCAGTCGTCATCCGTGATCGGCACGTACCCCACCTGGAGCGGCGCCCACCACTCCTCACCGAGCCCCCGCGAGCGCGCGTACGCGGCGTAGGGACGCGCCGCGTAGCTCGTGTCGAGCGGACGTACCGGGCCGGGCCGCTCGGGCGCAGGGCGGGCTACAGGCGCGCTCTCGGGCTCCTCCTCGGAGGCGTATCCGCGGAGCCTCCCCCGCACTTGGCACTTGTGGCAGTAGACCAGCCCGCGCCCGAGGTCGAGCGAGAGCGAGCGCCGGTAGTCCGCCTTCCCCGTCCGGTCGAAGCACACCGGGCACCTCACACGGACGTTCCCCGCGTCGCCCCGCTCATCGCGAGCCGCGCGCGCCGCCTCCTCGATCTGCTCCCGCTCCTCGCGCGTCATTGTCCGAGCAGTCGCCCCACGTCCGGGGAGCAGCGGGCGCGAGCGAAGTCCGTCTCGACCGGCCCCACGGTGTCGCCCGTGCGACCGTGGCGGTTCCCCGCGACGTGGTACTCCATCGTCGCGCGGTCGTCGCTCGGACGCAGCTCCACGCACAGATCCAAGATCCGCGACTTGTGGCGGGAGTCGGAGAGCTTGTCCATGCCGCTGTGCGAGCCCGCCTTCGTCTGCGAGGCGGTCCATACCCAGCACTTGCGCTCGACCGCCCAATACCGGAGCCCGTCGTACACCTCGCGCCCGGTGTCGTAGCTGTTCGCGTCCTTGCGCGCCGAGCCCATCCGGTCGGCGTAGTCGATCACTACTACGTCGTACGGGAGCCCCCGCTCCACGAGGAGGTCGAGCCAGGCGTGAATGTCGCCTACCGTCGTCGCGCCGGGCGGGAACTCGCGCACGACGAACTGCCCGAACGCCCGCGTCGCCTGGATCTGCTCCAGCGCCGCCTTCGCGGGCGCCCACTGTCCGCGGAGGATCGGCGCGACGGGTACCCCCGTGAGGTTCGAAATCAGGCGGGCCGCCCACGTCGTCTCATCCAGCTCCAGCGTCGCCACCGCGACGTTCAGCCCGTGGAGCACTGCCGATGCGGCAAGGTTGGTCAGGAACACGCTCTTACCCGCCTTCGCATCGCCCATCACCACCCCGAGCTGCGAGCGCCCCATCCCGCCGTCGAGCACGAAGTCCAGCTCGTACACCCCCGTCGAGAGGCGGTCGATGTGGCGGAGGCGGTCGATCGTATCGAACACCTCCCCCGTGAGCCGCGTACCCTCCTCGACCTCCACCACACCGATCCGCTGCACCCGCGCGAGGTCGGAGACGAGTCGGGAGAGGTCGCCGTGCTGCGCGTAGCGCCGCATCATCTCCTGGAGGATCTCGGACTCTC